GATAACGCTACCTTCGCCTTGAAACTTGCCGGATGGTTCTTTCTCGTTCTACTCATATCAATGACCCTCCTTTGGTCATAAAAAGTAGCTTAACACACTGTCCGAATTTCTGGGACCACCTCTTTTGTCTGATCACAGTTCTAAAACTTAACGGAGTTCATATGCATAGAAAATTTATTGAATCGAGCCTTGATGTCGAAACGATCAGTGGCGAAGGCCAGTTTGAAGGCTATGCCTCGGTCTTTGATCATACAGATTCGGTGCATGATCGGGTCGTACGGGGCGCGTTTAAAAACAGTCTTGACCGTTATCGGCAAAAACAAAGCCTGCCGCCCCTGTTATGGCAGCATGACAGCAGCGAGCCGATCGGGGTCTGGCGCGAAATGTATGAAGATCATCACGGGCTTTTCGTTCGTGGCGAATTGTTTATCAAGGATATTCCCCGTGCCCGTCAGGCCTATAAACTGATCACCGAAAAAGGTTTAAGTGGCTTGTCGATAGGTTTCAAAGCGCTGGAATCCTATCGCGATCAAGATACCGGCGCGCGGGTATTGACTGAAATTGATTTATTGGAAGTATCGCTGGTGACCTTTCCGGCGCTGGAATCAGCACGGGTGTCACAGATGAAAGCCGCTTTACAATCCGGGAAGTTGCCCGATGAAAGAAGTTTGGAGGCGTTTCTGCGCGATGCAGGATTCAGCCGTAAACAAGCCAAAAGCTTTATTGCTGCTGGTTATAAATCGCTTGGCCCGCGGGATGCCGGTGAAGTGTCGTCATGTCTGACTGAAATCAGTGCCTTACAACAGCTGTCAAGACAGCTTTATGCGCTGGCTGCGGTCGAAACTTAACAGTGAACAGAATAAGGAGAATTCATATGAATTCGGATATTAAAAATGCCGTTAATGAACTGGGTCAGGCGTTTGAGGCCTTTAAAGAGGCCAATAACCAAAGGCTCACGGAAATATCACGCACAGGCGCGGCTGATCCGCTGACCGAAACCAAGGTTAACCGCCTGAATGCCGAGGTATCCCGCACGCAGGAGCTAACCGATACCGCCCGTAAACGCCTTGACCAGCTGGAAACGGCGATTAAGCGGGCACCGGTGGGCACAAGTATGAATACCGCTGTCGATGAAGCGGCGCTGTTTTCGCTGGAGCGGAAATCAAATGCCGGACAGGAAATCGGCTTTGATCAGTATGATCATTATAAAAAATCACTGCGCAACTACATCCGCCGAAATAATGCCGGTGCTGATATAGAAGAAACCAAAGCTTTGTCAGCTGGATCTGATCCTGATGGCGGGTATTGGGTGACACCGGATATCAGTGGCCGGATTACCGGCCTTGTCTATGAGTCATCACCGATGCGTCAGGTTGCCAATGTAGTAACAATCGGTACAGACACGCTGGAAGGTATTTCGCATATTGGTGAAGCCGGTGCTGGTTGGGTCGGTGAAACAGATGCCCGCCCGGAAACCGATAGCCCTTTGATTGATCAATGGTCGATCGGTGTTCATGAACTGTATGCCGAGCCACGGGCGACACAGCGTTTGCTGGATGATGCAATGTTCAATGTCGATGAATGGCTGGCTGGTAAGATTGCCGAACGCCTGGCGCGACTTGAAAATACCGCTTTTGTGACCGGTAATGGCGTAGGCAAGCCTAAAGGCTTTTTGACTTATGCTGCGGGTACGCCATCAGCGGCCAATTTCGATGTTATCGAACAGCTGAACTCTGGCGCTGCGGGTGGTTTTGCCGCAGCTGATCCGGGTGATGCGTTGATCAATATGATTTTCAGTCTGAAAGCAAGCTATCGCGATAATGCAGCCTTTATGATGAAACGCTCGACCCTGGCGGAAGTGCGTAAGTTAAAAGATGCAGATGGTAATTATCTGTGGACCCCGGATTTCCAGATGAAACAGGGTGGTACATTGCTGGGCTTTGATATTGTCGAGGCCGAAGATATGCCGGAAATTGCGGCAGACAGTCTGTCGATTGCCTTTGGTGACTTTAAGGCCGGATATCAGATTGTTGACCGTCAGGGCGTTCGTATTCTGCGCGATAATCTGACGACAAAACCCTATGTCAAATTCTATACCACCAAACGTGTCGGCGGCGGGGTTGTTAATTTTGATGCCCTTAAACTGATGAAATTTGCGGCCTGATCGGGCAGTTTTTATTTCTGCTTCACGGTTTCCTCCCCTCCCTTGCTTGACCATGTGGAGCAGATCACTGCGGCTGGAAAGGTTTTATTCCCTTCCCTTTACCTTTCCGGCCGCCCCTTTTTTTTGGAGGATGATAATGAAAATCAAAGTATTAACAGCGTTTAGATTTGCCGAAGATGGCGTGACGGTGATGCATTACGCCGTGGGTGAGCATGATGTTACGCCCCGTGTGCGGGATGTTGCCCTTGAACAGGGCTGGGCAAAAAACCCAGGTATCCGCTGGCCGAAATTACGAAAGGTAAAGATATGAGACCGTCCTATTCCTTAACCGCACTTACCGAACCTGCGGTCGAACCCATCGCATTGCCCGAATTAAAAACCTTTTTACGGATCAGTCATGACAGTGAAGATGCGGTGTTGGGTAATTATATTCGTGCCGCACGGATGTTTTGCGAGAATTATACCGGTAAAAGTTTTATCACCCGATCCTATAAACTGGCGTTTGATGTTTTACCGCGGAGCAAAAGCATTGATATTCAGCGCACGCCGCTTGTCAGTATAAACAGTGTTAAGATATTTGCCGCCGATGGTAGCGAAACAGTGTATGCACCGACACAATATGATGTTGATACGGCAGCGTACCGGCTGCATTTTAACACACCCCTGTCTGCTTTAGGTGGTTTGCGGTCTTATAATGCATTGGAAATCAGTTTTGATGCCGGATATGGCACAAATGCCGAAAATGTTCCGGAAGCTATCCGGCAAGGTATTTTGATCAAAACGGCCGAGCTGTACGAACATCGCGGCGATGAACGTTTTTCTGGCGGACTTGATCTGGTGGCGTCACTGCTCCGGCCCTATAAAAGAATGAGGATTGTTTAATGAAAAGCGGAAAAATGCGCCATTTTCTGAAAATTCAGCGCCGCAGTGCCCTGCGTGATGCCGGTGGTGGATATAATGAGGACTGGCAGGATATTGAAACAACGCCCGGGATATGGGCTGAAATAGTGTCATTAAACCCTGTTTTGCAGGATAAATATCGTCAAAGCGTGAGCGAGAATCGTTATAAGATCGCCACCCGATATCATGCCGATATCAAAACCGGTGATCGTCTGATTGAAGCAGCGACAGGACGGGTTTTTGATGTTAAAACGGTTATCGATCCCGATCAGCGCCGCGCGGCAATAGAAATTTACGCGGTTATGCGCGGCGCCTGATTAGGTTTTAGGCCGGTTTTTTGGCGTTGAGTGCCCAGATTAATGTGCCAATCCAGCCGATGATCGTCAGGCCAAGAAAGATATTGATCATCATAACAGCCTCGATACTGCGGTGTTGCCGTTTTAACGCAATCTGGGACGGCAATAGATACAGCCATGCCAGACCTGCTGCCAGAAAAAGGGCAATTACGATGTTTAAAATAAATATAAAGCTCATTCTTCACCTTTTGAATCGGTTTGAGGGTTAACGGGTTTCCAGGCCTTGGCACGCTTTTCAGCCTCCATAATTTGTTCGGGGCTGAGTTGTTGGACCAGACGTTTGGAAAATTCACTGGCGACTTCGCTGATTTTTGGAAGCTCTGTTTGTTTGGCGGCAATGCGAAACCAGCTATACGCGGTAACAAGGTCACCTTCAACATCGGGCAATTTGGGATGGCCGTTGATATATACACTGGCTAACAGGAACTGAGCTGCCGGATTGCCGTGATTTGCCGATTTTTTATACCAGTCAAAAGCGGTTTCAAAGTTCTTCTCAACGGCCAGTCCTTCGGCATACATGGTCGCGATATTTAACATGGCGGTATCGTTACTATTAACCAGTGCCTGTTTGTAATGGGCCAATGCGGTTTCGGCGCTTTGTTCAACGCCTTTACCATCCATATACATATTGCCTAAAAGAACCAGAGCGCGGTCATCACCTTGTTCGGCCAAAGGTCTTAAAGTACGGACAGCATTAAACCAGTCCCTTTTTTCATAGGCGGCTTTGCCGTCCTCGTAAGAGGCAAAAGCAGGCGCGGCTGTCATGAAAAGAAAAGCTGCAATCAGAATGAAAAAACGCATATGTAAAGCCCCATGTAAAACTGTTCAATATATAAAGTATAACCGAAGCCCCCTCAAAGCAACCTTAACAAAGGAAATTTTATGTCAGCAGATAGCCAATGGCCCGTGCAGCGGGCCATATATGACCGATTGCGTCTGGATACCGGTTTGACCGCTATGCTGGCGGAGGGACCGGCGGGTATTTTTGATTATATTCCGGCCAATTCCCCGAGCCCGTATTGTGTCATCGCCGATATGTCGGCCAGTGCCTTTGATACTCAGACCCGGACCGGATTACGGATTTTATGTGCTGTTGAAACCTATAGCCGCATGCCGGGATCTCAGGAAATTAAAACCCTGACAGCGAAAATCCATGAACGGCTTCATCATGCCGATCTTGAGACAGAGGATCATGACATTATTCTGTGCCAGCTGGTGTCTGCAAAGTTTGAAAGTCTGGCCGGCGGTCAGATCCGTAAAAGCCGACAGATTTTTGAAATTATAACCGAACCGAAACTTTAAAGGAGCATAAAATGGCAAGTCAGAAAGGCCGTGATTTTCTTATTAAAATCAGCGACGGCAATATACCGCCGAATTTTGAAGTTCTGGGCGCGGCCCGAACCAATAAAATGACCATCAATAATAATCCGGTCGATGATACGGCAATGGATAGCCAGGGCGTTCAAAGTCTGGCCGGAGATGCGGGTGTCCAGACAATGGATATCAATATTGATGGTTTATTCAAAGATGCCGCTGCAGAAGAAAATCTGCGCAGCGCTGCCTTTTCCGGTACGGCCAATGAATATCAACTGGTCTTTCCCAATGGTGATGTCTATCAGGCCGCTTCCGTCCTTGAGATTACACGCGCGGCGGCAGCTATGATGGTCTGGAAAGTTTTTCAGCCACGCTTACCCGCGCTGGTGCCGGTAATTTTACGGCCGCCTGAGTTTATTGAAAGGAGTTGCCCATGCCCAGTTGGCCCCTTAGCCTTCCACCGGCACCGTTATTAGACGGATTTGTTGAAACGGTACCCGAAACGATTATACGCACTGCGATGGATCAGGGTCCGGCAAAGGTCCGGCAAAGAAGCTCGGCCGGTGTGCGTGTTTTCCAGATGTCGTTCTTGTTGACCAAAGTACAGACCGCCGTTTTCGACGATTTTTATCTGAATGTCATTAATGGCGGCGCGCTTATGTTTGATTTTAGTCATCCACGTACCGGTGAAACCCTGTCGCTCAGGATTACAAAACCGCCGGAATATACAGCGCAAAACAGTCGCTATTTCCGAATTAGCCTGAATGCGGAGGCTTTGCCATGAGCCGTACTCTTTCTTCCGCTGCCTTGAAGGCCATTTACAGTTCCGAAACTGACGAAATATTCTTGATCCTGTTAACGCTGGATCATGATAGTCTGGAGATGCCAATCAGGGTGACCAGTGATGCTGTGCCCACGCGCAGCCGTGAACAGGATTACATTGCCTTTCCTTTTGACCTGGTCCTGCCTGACCAGACAGAAAGCCGGTCACCGCGCGCAAGATTGACGATTGATAATGTCAGTCGCGAGATTTTAATGACTTTGCGGCAATTACAATCGCCGCCACGGGTCAGGATGGAAATCATCCGTTATGCCGATCCGGATCATGTAGAAGCAGTTTTTCCAGATTTTACCTTGACCAATTTGCGTTATAATGCAATGACCATCCAAGGTGATCTGACCATTGAGGATTTCGCTGCCGAGCCTTATCCGGCGGGGATTTTTTCACCGGCAGGTTTTCCGGGTCTATTTTGATTTTTGATAAAAGTTACCAAAAAGTAAATATTTTTATGGAAATTTATAGCGCCCCGGGTTATACTAAATGGAATAGAGATTCGGACAATAGTTTAAGGGTGCGAGATGACAGGAACCAGAACAACAGATAAGAATGAAATTGCGTCCAGATTTGCCAGCAACAGTACAAACGAGCAAGTGGTGGATTTTCATTTTGTTAAAGATACGCGTGAGGCTGTTGATGCGTATATATCAGACAGTATTGCCAAAGAAATGAAAGACGCTGTTAATAATCCGGAACAAATTCGTCAATCCATGTCCTGCCAGATTGATATGGCCGCCATGCGTGAAACCGGTAAGCTTGCCGGCAACGAAGATTCGGAACTCAAGACAAAAGCCATCGACAGTATTGAAGACTGGCGCATGGAAGCGCAGAAACGTCTACAAAAATTATCGGCATCACAGCTGATTCGCGCTAAGATTAACAAAATCAGCCAGTGCTATGGCGCAGACAAGGATCTGGAAGATATTGAGGCGCTGACCAATCCGGCGGCGACGACGACAAAAGCAGCGGGGCCAAGCCCGAAACGATTTTCCCCACGGCAGGGAATGAAGGGATAAACCCTTTTATCATTTTTTTAAAAAGCCCGGTTTCTTAGCCGGGGGGTATAGTGATAGGTCTTAAATTTCCGATTTCTGACCACACTTACAGATAAAACAAAGACAGTCGTTATCACAATAGATAGCGGCTGTCTTTACGTTTATATATTAAAAATCAATGTCTTAACTGTGGTTTTAATAGCTAAAACATGCTAAAAAACTATATGAATAAGCCACTTCAAAAACAAGCAAAGCCTGTTGTAAAAGCCAATGATAATTGGGCAAAAAGAGGCGATTATTGGCTAAAGAGAATAAACCCAGTTCCCCAATATAAAGCCCAGAAACGCCGCAGAATTAATAAGCCACTGATTTTAAGCGGTCACGGTATTAGATTGAATATTGACCGAGGTACGTTGCTTATTAAATGCGGATTTACTCACTTTCCCCAAACTAAAGAAGAATATCGGTTTTTTCCTAAAGATCGTCAATTACCCTCTCGCATTGTGATTTTAGATGGTGACGGGAGTATAACATTTGATGCCCTGCAATGGCTATCAGAACAAGGTGTACCTTTAGTGCAAATAGACTGGCAAGGTGAAGTGTCTGGCGTTGGTGGTGCTAATTATGTGGCTAATTCCGATCTTGTGAAACGGCAGATTGCTATACAACAAAGTGGACAAGGTTTTGAGTTTTCTAAATGGTTGATACTTCAAAAAGTTAAAAACTCGTATGACACCATAAAGCGTATATCTGATAATTTAGTTGTGGCACAACCCATGCTAAAGAAAATCAAAGAACAAATAACCGTTTTAAAGAAAACCCCGCCTGATAATTTAGCCTCATTACTCGCTATAGAGGGGATTGCGGCAGCCGCTTATTTTCGTTATTGGTACACGCTACCGTTAAAATGGCGTGGTTTAGGGCGTAAACCAATACCGCAAGAATGGGAAAAGATTGGTACACGTATTGGAGCAACTAGAAAAAACAATCAACATGCCGTACATCCTGTAAATGCGATTTTAAATTATGTTTACGGTGTTCTTGAAAATCAAGTGCGCGGCTATGTTATAGCGGCAGGCATTGATCCTACCATTGGCATTATTCACTCTAGTGGTAATGATCGCAGGTCACTTATATTTGACCTTATGGAGCCTTCACGGCCTATCGTAGATGAAAAAATACTAG